TATATACCTAGGTGATACTTTTTTATGCTCTGCCAAGGATGTTGATATCAGCCCGTCAACTAGAGAACTTCTTACCACATTCGCTCTAATTCGCGTACCAATATTATTTAGAATATTATTACGATCTAAAATATCAATTTGTCTTGGAGATGAAAGAGAGATCACGGTATGACTGCGTTCTCTGGCAAGTTTAGCGGTAACTCCATGAAGCGTTGTTTTGCTATTTATTTTATTACATATCCTTTGTAAGGTATCTCCGGCGGTAACTCTTATTTTTATTTTATTAAGCTCAATAATACCGGACTTTATGTCTGATTTTCTATTAACGCTATAGGTGGATACTGGGTGCTGCGCAAATGAAGCAAATAAGCTATTTATGTAACTCATAATTATATTCCCCTTATTTTCTTAAAAAAAATTTAAATAACATTCACTCTGGTCTTAATATAACAAACTGTTATAATATGAATCCGATTTTAGCAAGAGGCTATTTTTGTTTTCTTCGTCTAATGCTTTTTTATACAATTCTTCATAAACTTTTAAATCCTGTAAACTTTTAGTAAAAGCAACAGTTTCAATTAAAGAAGCATATAACATAATCGTAGGATAAGCAAAAATAAGACTATTGATAGCATTATCTATATTGCTATCGTTTTTTAATCTGCATTTGTACATTAAAAAACATTGTCTCGCAATAGCGGGCATAGGGGCTACTTCTATTTTTTTATTCAATACAATAGCGTAATACGCAGGAACCGAAGGGGCTGTTAAAGAGTTAAACTCTTGTACAAAGTTTATATCTTTTATAATTAAAAACTGTTTTTCTTCTCCTATTAAAATTTTAAAATTTATAGGAGTGGCAAAGTCTTCTGGTAGACTATACTCCTTAACATTAGAGGACATATTAAAATCATATAATTTAAGAAAAAATAACGACTTAAGCTCCTTGTTAACACGATCGACGGCATTGTTTATCATAATATCCAAGTTACTCTTGAAATAACGATCTTCCCTGTCGACGTACTTTTCTATAGCAGCAGATAAATTATCTTTATTCGTAATCATTATATTCTCTAATATTTAGTATCATTGATTTAATATAGTCAACAGACTTGGAGCGTATCTATTAATGTTGCTACGTACTAAAGGCGATCTTGTAACTAAATCTTTAGCGTATACCGGATCAATTAATGCTTGCTCTAATATTGCGTATTTTGGATTTAACTTAGTAAAATTGGCTATATCATATTTTAAAGGTAGAGAAGGGACGTATTTTGCAAAATGCAACGGTTTAGTGACTTCTTGACCTAAATATTTTACTACATTTTCTTGTAATTGTTTTTTTGGAGTGGTCGCAGAACCAAATACTGAATTACCCTTTGCGACTTCCGCTCTATTCTTTAGGTAATTATTGATATTATTGAAAGTATCTAATTCCTCGGGGGAATATATAGAGGCTAGCTTATCTTGTCTCTGCCTTAAGAACTGGCTTGATTTATCATAAGTTGGCAAATTATGATCGATAGCTTTGCCAAGATACATATCCCTTATATAAGCTTTGGTTAAATTTTCTGCATCAGTTCCTTTTACATGCGTCATATAATTGTTGATACTTTCTCTAGGTGATCGCATAAGATTGCGAGGTAAATCCTCAGCTGGAACTCGGTAATTTCCCCACTCATCTTTGTTTACAAATTTCTTCAGTAATTTATCTCGATTAATACTATTAATATCTGGTGAGTGTTGGTAATAAACCTTTCTATGCGCTAAGCCTTCAGGCGTTGCCTTTAAATCTGCTTCCAGAGCTTTCTTTTGATGCTGAAAATGCCTAATCAGAGAGTTGTTTCCGCCTTTTCGAGATCTTTTTAATTCAGTGATATTATTTCCAATTTCAGTAATTGCTTTATCAATATAACCTGGTCTATATTGACCACTTTCTAATTTAGTAATTTCTGTTTTTAAGGCATTTATTTTTTCTGTTTTTATATAAAATTCAGGCGCTAATTGATTGAGTATTTGCTCTTTTGCCTGTGGGCTTAAATTAGAGTATTGCTTATCTAATTGAACAGCTTCCTTATTCAATTCTTTTTCTAGTTGTAGTAACTCAGCCTTGGATTTAGCCGCTAATTTCTTGTATTTCTCCGGCAATATATTCTTATGTTGTAATAAACCCTTTTCTATATCGCCAAGTTCTTTAATAATAGCTTGATCGGTGTAATTGTTAAAATTTGACACGGGATATACATTAGAAGATTCTTCTAGCTTTGTATATAAAGACGCCGCAGCATCTCTTCTAACCTTTTCTAAGAGATCTAGTTTTTTTTGAATAAGTTCTCTTCCTGCTTCGCCAACCTCTATACTACTTGGGCTTAACTCAGCACCAAGAGCATTTAGCTTTCGTCGTAAAACTTCATCATTAGCAATTTGTTTGCTTTGTATCCCCGTAAGATTTGGAGCATAAGCATTATGGAGATTTGATATGTTTTTATTTAAAGCTACTTCTGCAGTAACGGGTATAACATCAAGTGATTCGGAGGTGAAGTTTTTTAACCTATCTAAATCTTGTTCTTTGGTAAGATCTTTTAATAGCCTTGATACAGCTTCTTCTTGCGCGACTAATTTTCCATGTTTAGAAAATCTATTTAATAAAGAAAATGGATTAGGAGCAATTACTTGCGTACCCATAGTAGCTAAATCAGCCGTTAACGGATCAACACCAAGTAATTCTTGGGCACTACCGCTAGCAGTACCTAATGCACCTTGTCCCGCTGTCAGCTTAATTGCTTTAGCCGTGTTCCCCGCTTTACTAAATTTTCCCCATAAACCACCAGGAGCGCCCCACTCTATGCCGTGAGCAGCTATTCTTTGCAATCCATCTCGGGGGTTGGGAGTAATATCAATCCCTATATCGTTTAATCCCTTGTTAATCCATTTAGAAGGACGATCTACATTCTCAGGGCGAAAATAATTGGGCTGATTACTAAATTCTTCTAACTGCTCTGTTTGTTCAAGCGGTAGAATGTTAGCGACTTTGCTAGCTCCCCACCTTATTCCACTTTCGCCAAGGTTTGCAAGATTAGCAGGAAGGTCAGGAAGTTCAGCAAGCGTTGAGGCTGTTTTTTTAGCTATAAACGGTAACCAACTATCCCCAACTTGTATCTTTTTTACTAGGTATTTGCTCCACCCATCATTGTTAACGGGAGAAACGCCGCCTACTCTGTAGATATCCCACTCGCTCATTGCTTTCTGAATCCCTCATTTAGCGCTTGATCTACTTTGTTCAAAGGTATTTGATATTCGTTACCTTCCTGATCAAACATCGTGACAAAGTGAGGCGAAGATGTCGGTAAATCAACAGCTTCAAGATTAAGATTGCTCGGAATATCATCTTGATTTTCTATGTTTTTCATATCAAGTAACATTCCTTTTAAGCTACCGATAATCTTCAGATTTGTTGCCGTATCATTATCAGGCGATACACTTGGTACATGCTCAAATTCGGCCTGGTTTCTATATCCCCACGCATTAAATAATTTGCCTTTTAACACGTCGCCTATGGTTTGAATTTCTGCTTGCTCCGGCGTTAAAGGCAAATCTCCGCCTGTAGGAAGCCAGCTTTTATTAATCATTCTTGTGCCGATACTACGCTCACCTTTTAAGCCTATTTGTTTAATTCTATTTTCTGCATGTCTTAGTACTTTCTCTAGCCCTTCATGTGACTCTGTTTCTTCATGGCCGTTTTTAGCTTGTTTACCGGGAGATCTAGCTAATAACAATTTATTATGATAACTCCTCTGCTCGTCTAATTGCGCTTGCCTATAAGCGTGTTGTGCCCTACGCTCTTCTTGTTGAGCTTGAACTTGACGCTCCCTCTCCATGTTAGCAATTTCTTGACTACGTATCCTTTCCATACTTTGATCATGATCTACTATTGATGGCCCTACGGCATTAAGAGCTGCTCCTACATTAGGTAAAAATCCCTTCTTCCTTGGCTGCTTTTGCATATTCTGCGCAAACATCAACATAGAGTGTCTCATAGCAGCTTCTTCTTGATCCCGACGAAGAGATGAAGATGCTGCTTTTATTGCATTGTTAATTCCTTCAGAAAAAATATCAGAGGCAGACTCACGCCCTGAAGACGCGACTAATCTTTCTTGAACTAGTTGCTCTAATGGATCCATATCGATTTTTATTTATGTAGTTATGTCAGCGATTTTAACACCAAGCGTTGTGCCATCTGGACTTGTAGCAACCGCTAAATAAGTTCCTGTTCCTGTAATCTCTCCTTTAAATAATTGACCAAGCTCTAATGCGCCAGCTGCAATAGCAGCAGCTACAGCAGCTTTTAATGCCGCCTTATTCGCCCCTACCAGCGATAGTAAAACTCCGTTAGGCAGAACCCCTATCGTCTTATCATTCGTGACAAATCTTAAAACCTTATCAAAGAAAATACTGCCGGTGATATCCTGGTTTTGTAAAAGTGTAGTATTCATAGTAGCAGTGCTAACATTAGGAGTTTTTAAGAAAGCCCCTTCTACTGCTGCAAACTCTAAGTTAGTCAAAGTTGTTCTATTAGTCATAAGTCTTTATATAAATAATTAGTTCATACGACATATTAGCATAGAAATAAAATTAATATTACATATATTTCTTCTATTGCTTTACTTGATATGGTTGATTGTATTATTTAGTCAAAAGGTTATTGGAGACCGTTAATGTAACGTTATTTTAATAGAGGTATTATGTGTAAAGCGCTTCAAGAGCTTAGTCGTACCGTAGGTCTGGTATTAACTTTTATGATCACGGTCCACATGTGCAAAGAATATTATATACTTTTCTGTATTTTATCCCCGTGTGCACTGATGTTTGGTGCCATCTGTGAAGGCCTAGACGATATAAAGTGTGGGATATACAAAACTCTCTTAGTTCCAATATTAAAAGGAATTCTATATGTCTTTATTTTTTTTCTTTTACTTTTGTACGCTAACTCTTAATACCAAAGTCAACACGACTTAAATTATCTAAAACAGTCGCTTGGCTAACAGGAAACTCAGTGCCTTTATAATAAGAAGAAGGCCTAGGATTGGATACAACCGTTATATCGTTCTTTGGAATAAAAGGATTAGATTGAGGGTTAGGCACATCTAGGTCTCTCTTACATACTAGAAACCCATTCCAAATTAACCTCTCTCCAGCGTATTCTAATTGCTTGAACAACTTCTTATGAGGATATACTCTGCTGCATCGATCACATTGACCCAGTGGCCCCTGTCTTACCGAAAATCTCATTTTTAAAACCTAATTTGTAAAGAAAAGTCTGTATTTATATTGTCAGCTTCATACGCCTTTCTAAAGTTAGTAATATAAGTATTATACAATACTTCAGAATTTTCTTTTTTAAATTTAGTAGATAAGTGATACGCAGCTCCCTGTATAAAAGCTAAATAATAACGATCCGGTATCTCTACTTCACTGAGCCACGTTGTTACGTCAGGTATCTTTTTCACATAAGATACTACTAAATAACCATTCTCTCCAGCGTTATCAGGCGATGTAGCAGGATATAAACTTAAAATAGGATTTATCTGACGGTCGAAATAATAAATAGTAGGCCTGCCCTGAACCGCTTTATTAGGATAAGATAAATACGTTCTTCGTTCAACAGGAGTTAAATTAATATCATAATAAGATTCAGTAACAACTAACTCTGTTACTTGGCATCCTTCAGGCGCCCTAACTTCTATCGTGTAACAAGACTTCTTCTCCGAGTTGTCAGGAAAAGCAAATAAAGCTCCCCTTATTCCTATATTGTCACTAAGCCAATAAAGCTCGCCAGCGCTATGAGTAAGTTGCGATAAATCTAGGTTGGCATCAAAATCTCCCTCATTATCATATAATCTTATGTTAATTGATTGAGACTCAAGATTAGCAGAAAACTTTAATCCTAATTGAGTAAAGTTTACTCCAATTGCTTCAGCGTTACTATTTTGAAATGTAATAGTAGTAAGAGTTTGCTGACCCTCTACCTCTGTTATGACCTTATTTTGCGTATCGCTATTATTAGTATTCTTTCTAAATAAAACCTGATTCAAATCAGAGAGATTCTCATCAAAAGTTATATCTATTGCACCGGTCGTAAGATTGTAAAAATAATTAACGCTAGTCCATAGTAAATTATACTCATTCATCCAGTTAGATATTAAAAAATTACAACTCCTTTTTAGGGATTGTAATTTCTCTATCGTCCTGTCTTGATGAGGTATTTGTAATAACTCAAACACCTCATCGCTTAAAGTAGTAAAATCTAACATATGTTATTTATACGTTAGGCGCCGCTACCGAATACCGCCCTTGGATTAGAAATGTTGAAAGAATATCTTTCATCGGCTTTTGTTATGATGTTATCAGTCATAAAGTCTACTTCCATTTTTGTATGGACAGGAGATCTTTGATAATGCTTTAACCCATCAGGAGCGTCAGTTTGTATAAACCAATTATCAGCATTATTTAAATACCTACTCACTACATAACCTTTAGGAAAAGCGGATAAATTATAAATAGCACTAATATCATTATTAGCCGTATCAGTTCTAAAAGCACTTTCTAGTAATCTAGTAGCTCTAAAACATAACGCATAAGGCACTATTAATCTTTCTGGTTTTACTTGTGACAGGGTCCCGTCTAAATCCTTAAATTCCGCTATCTTAATTAATGCTTGCTCTAAAGCTGCCTCTGATAAAGCCGCTTTAGTAGAGAAGCAATTTGCATAATCTCCATCTGCAGTTGG